TCATTACTCAATACAGAGCTTGATATGACCCTTTTAAGTGTTATAATTACTATCTATAACTTTGGGAAACTGTCATTTTTTTGTTTTGACACATTCATCTCCTATAGTGTTTTTTTAGTTGTTTTCTTCTGAGAAATTCTCTTTTGAGAACTCAATAAAATTTATAGTAGGAAGTATTGCTGGTTCCAATCCTGAGTTCAGACATATGAAAGAAACATAACTTCTCAAATAAGGATATGCAATAGCTGGTGCGTTTATTTTGGTAAAATGTGATGTTAGAAAATCCATGTTGATATCCTCAGATGTTTTAAATATAGCTGCGTACTCAATCTTCAATTTAAATGCTGCAGTATTATAAACATCCATTTTAAAATAAATGACAAATCGTTGTGGTTCTCCTTCAATTGTTCGTATCTCATATCTGAGATTGAATTTTCTAAGAGTCTTCTTGCTTGAGTTAGTTACTCTGCGAAGGTCCAACTTGTCTGCAATTGTTTTTTCTAATGTAATTTCCATTGTCAAGCTGCAATACAATATATATTTTCGTTTCTAGTGAAATTAGATGAATCATTCTTTAGGTATTCTCCAACTTCTTTGCTTGTAAATTCCTTTACTTTCTTCGGACTAGTACTAGTTACATTATCTAATTCTATTCCAAAATTTCTACAATCATTTAATATTGATTCAGGAGTTGCTTCATGGATAAATTCTTCCATAAGCTCTATTACTGATTTTTTCATATCTGTCATGAGATAACTCCCTCCCTGAGTACTTTTATATTATTATCAATTAAATTTTCCTTATAAACGGACATTATAGTACAATTCGGTATAAATGATTCTATATTTTGGCGTCTATTTTTACCGAATTTGATGTATACATTATGTATAACAATGTCTATGTCAAATTTGTTTTTCATATATTCCCAAATTCTATAATCATTCATTTTGTATCCCTTACTAGAACACATTTTTTCAAGAATTTTCCTAACCTCGTTTACTTTTATTAAATTTTCTTCCGACCTCAAGTCAAGAATCCTTTCTTCGTTACTATGTACAAAAGCTTCAATAACTGCATATTCTTTGTATTTGAATGTTTTGTTGGTCTTATCATACGCTTGATCTTTTGCCCATTGTTCAGCCAGAAAGTCTATGCTGTTTTCATTTATTCCTTGAATGAAAAAATATACACCTTCCCCACACCAATGGTGAAGCCCTTTGCTGGAATAAAAACCATTCTTTTTAATACTTGGGACATTATCTTTATTTGTTCCATGGTTACCTATAATAAGCATATCACCTGCACATACATTTCTTTCGTACTTTCTTTTGAATCACAATGTGATTTGCAAAGGAAACGTTTTTTATTGATTATACATAGAAAAAATTTAAATAATTGCTCAATTTAGTCTTTATTTAAATTTTATTAGTTGTTATAGCTTGGTGTTTTCTTGATTTATACAGTAATACCATAGGGAAACTGGATTAAAAAATTATATTGTTTTATTAGGAATTTTAAACATAAACGGTTGCTGTCATCACTGATAGCAACCGTTTCAAATAATTAGAATAACAACTTAAAAATAGCGTCTATTATAATCTCTCTATCCTTATTTTCTTTTTATTCTGATGGCAATGACCTTTGCTGTTTTATTCTTGCAGTACTGGCAGCAGAATCGCTGTGCGCATGTTTCGCAATTGCGGCACATATCCAGTAGATATTGTTTTTCTTGTTTGAGTACATCAACCTTGTATTGCAGGTCGGAAATGACATTTTTTATAGTTTCTTCCATAATAAAAATGGTATTAGAACGAGATTTGTATTTTGTAGAAGAAACAACTTCGGATTCGTTATTGTTTAACCGTAATTGACATTTCTCTTTTCTTCAATTTGTTTTTCAAGGAATTTAACTTTCTCTTTTAATAGTGATATAGTATCGTGCTGGTCGTCTATTACCTTTTTATACCAAGCTTCATCAAAATCATTTGCTTTAATAGAATCGCTAGTCTCGTTTAACATCATGGAACCTGTACCACGAAGCAGCCATTCAGCACTTATCTCAGGAAAAGCGTTGAGTATGGCTTCTATTATTTCTAAACTAAGTTTGCGCTTGTTGGCAGTATAGTTGTTGAGCGTAACTTGATTCACGCCAATCTTCATTGCGAAATCTCTTTCTGATTTGGCATTTTCAGAAATCAACATTTTAATTCTTTCAATTGTTTTCATGTTAATTCATTTGTTGTTATATTCGCACTATAATTATTAACCCTTAAACTTGTATCGTTATGAATGATTTATTTTATTACATGGATGATTTTATTTATTATTACGCATGGCTTTCAATTGTTGTAGGTATTCTGTTTATTCCTGTCAAAAGCATCTATAATGCTTTTTGTTTTTCCAAAAAGGAACATTTGGAAAGAAGCCTAAACAATTACCATCCAATAAAGTCGATATTGAAAAGTTTGATTTTTCTATATTTCCTTCATCTTACAACACAAAATAAAGAAGAAATAGAGCAATTAAAACAACGGATAGATATTGTAGAGTCAACTCTATTACTTTCTTCGGAATCCAGCCAAAAGACTGATTCAGATACTCTTTCATCCATTCCATCTTTAAATCAATAAGCTCTTTTTCTCCGGTTTTTGTCAGAACCAGATTCTTGTTAAGGAAGGACTTTTCTAAAGTTCTTCCTTCTTTTGTCTTAAATACGGTTCCATCATCGGTTACAGCTTTTCTATCTCTAGCCTTATATACTTCATCTGTGTAATGGGTATAATATGGCAAAAGCCGTTTGTACATTTTTCGTTCAATCCATGATAGATGCTTGCTTTTTTTCTTAACCTCTAGCAGGCAGAACAATGAAGCCTCTTTCTTTTTCATGCGTAATAGTTAAATAATGTTTTATAAAAACATTTGGTTATACTTTTCGTTGAAGTATAAACAAATGGTGTTATATTTGCATTGTGATTACAAATCATAATCACATGAGCGATGATTAATTTTCAAATATAGATAAACGATATGGAAACAGCAAACATGAAATGTAGAATTTGGCTTCCCTATGGGAAGAAGGCTAAACTGGCTTCTTATTTCGGTGTCAGTAGTGAAACTGTGAGAAAAGCATTGGCTTTTGAATGTGGGGACAATGACTTTCATGAGATGATACGTAAAGAGGCAATAAAGAATTATGGCGGGCAGAAAATATTTATTCCATGCAAGTATGCAGGTTAACCATGATAACTAAAAAGGCAACAGGAGGAATGAATATGAACAGATTATCCAAGCAGTGTATGGTTTTTATAGCGGGTATGATCTCATTCCTGTATGTTCTGGGATTGGTAGGGCATCAGGATTACATCGAGGAGATATTGTATAATATGCCTCAGGAAACTTATGATGTGATTGTACAGAAGCTGGGAAACGTGTCAAGATCGGAGATTGCTGCTGAATATGAGGCGAACAGGGCATTTTATGATAACCTTAACAAATAAATTATGAGACGTGATTTTCAAACATCAAAGGCAGAGGAAGAATTAGGGAACCTTTTTCTTGTTGCCAGGAAGAAGGGCATAACATTTACAAAGAGAGAGGCATCCAGATGGGTCGGAGGTCGGTATGTTCTTGAAAGGCTCGTGGCTGAGAGGAAAATACGGATGGCAAAGCCCGGGGACAGGCAGAACTCGGAATGGAAATGCAATGCGGAGGATGTGTTACGCCACGCATTCAAATATTAAGAATACACTTTAAAACCTTGAACTCATGAGTATAAAAAGAACGTATTGGACCAAACAGGAGATAGATATACTGTGTGCCATGTATTCCAACACAAAGGCTGCCTGTATACAGGATATTCTTACGCGCCACAGCCTCAACTCAATCTATAAAAAGGCGCGTGAACTTATGCTTGATGCGTACTCGTTTCATCTTGAAGAAATACATTATATCCGTTCCATGGCACAGGATATGACGGTGAAGCAATTGTCACAGAAGATGGGATATAGCGAGCGCACTATTTACCGCCGCTTGAAAGCCATGCGTACCAATTCATAAATAGTTCCGTTATGAGCAAATCACCTGAACATGATTTACAGACCCGGTGTGTGATCTGGTTTCATTACCGATTTCCACATCTGAAACCTTTGTTCTTTTCCGTTCCCAACGGAGGATATAGAAACAAGGCTGAGGCAGCGCGTCTTAAGGCGGAAGGTGCTAATGCCGGAGTGTCTGACCTTATATTGCAGCTGCCTGCCGGAAAATGGTCAAGCCTCAACATTGAGATGAAGGCAGGTTCTTCACAAAGGGAAGAACAGAAAGTATATCAGACATGCGTGCAGGTATCTGGAGGACGCTACGAATTATGCCGTTCCTACGAACAGTTTGTTGATCTGGTTACCGAATATATATCGCAAGTTGATGGACGGGTACTGGAACGGCTTCGTCAGATACATCTTGAACGCGAGGAGGAGGAAAAGCAGAAAATACGTAAGCAATATCAAAAAAGAATAAGTAAAACATTAAAACCATAAATCATGATTGTAGAAGCAACAGGAAAGGTCATGCAGGTTCTTTCAAAAATAGAAGGGGTCAGCGCGAAGACCGGAAAGGCATGGGAGAAATACACATATCTTATAGAGCAGTCGGGTATGCGCCCTACTTCTCTAGTGGTTTCAGTATTTAACTATGGGGAACACGTAGGAGAGCTCCTTAATATGGGGGATACTGTAAGAATGTCTCTTCGCATAGAGGCGCATTTTGTAAAGGATGGACAGAAATGGTATAATGAGGTTACGGCTTTCAATATTGTATCTTTCCGTTAAAGTTAAAATTAAAACGAAGTATTAATGGGTAAAGTAAAAATTTATATAAGTGGACCGATAGCGCATTATGATCTTCATGAGCGGAAGCATGCTTTTCTCATGGCGAAAGAAAGACTTGAATCACAAGGTTATGATCCTGTGAATCCTTTCGATAACGGTGTTCCTGATAATGCGCATTGGAGAGAGCATATGAGAGCCGATATCGCGATGTTGCTGAAATGTGACGCTATTTTCATGCTTCCCGGATGGGAACTGTCTAAGGGATGCAAGCTTGAACTTGATGTGGCTTCAAGCTGTGGTATAGCCGTTATTATCGAACCTGTTCACCCCTGTGACTATGACGTTAAAAAGAGTGGAGCCGAAACGTGTGTACTGCCGTAATTGTGCCAATAGTTCGGACCATCGTGGCAATTCATGTTTCTGTAGTGCGAAGGGGCACCGCGAATGCGCCTGTAACAAGTACGGACAGATATGTAAGTTCTACAAAAAGATCATATAGAAACTCTAATAATATGGTTTATGGCAACAAGAAACAGATTATACAAGCTTCACTATTTGCTTCGTAAAAAAGGCAATGAGGTGAATGTTAAAGATAGGACAGTATACCGGAGAGCCAAGCTCCTTCCTGCCATAGAGGAGAAATGGATGAAGGAACTGATAGAAAATGGATATATGGTGGGGAACAACCTGTTTGCCCCTCTCCTCAATAATAATTCTTAAACTTAATAGAAATGGCAACACATGGAATGACAATAGCAAAAGCATCTAAGGATGATTTTGAGAAAGTGTATAATCTGCTTTCTCCGATGGAGGAACTCTTCAACAGCAAATGGTGTAATGAAGAAGAATGGACAGAATGGGATGATGGTGATGAGGATAAACAGGAACTTCTTGCTATCCGCAAGGAAATAGCAGAGGATGAATACTGTGAAGAGGATGAGGTGGACAACCGTCTTATTCTATATGAATTTATCAAACGTAGGATGAGACTATGCGGATGTAGCAACTGGCAACGTGTTGTGGTTGCCGCTGAATGTTTGATTGACACTTTTTGCGATCCGCAGGAATCTTGCTTGGCTTGGCGTCCAGATTTGGAGCGTGCGATAGATAACATGATGTTGGGGGAATGATTTTAAAATCATAAGATTTATGAGAATGATAAGAATAAGTACAGAGGTAGAAATTGACCTTGATGATTATTTTGATGAATTTCTAGAGGATGCTGACGACGATGATTTGATTAAGGAGTTGAAGGATAGAGGATACAGTGTCGAAAAACAGGCACTCCCGATAAAAAATGAGTGGGGAGTTAACCACGAGCAAAACAAACGCTTCTTATGTGATTTGCTTGATATAGGATATCATACGAGAAATAATGTTTTAATTGACCTTATAATAAATAACATACGATGAAGCAGAATAACCCCAAGATTATTCCTGGATTTCACTATGAGATTATGGAAATGTTATGATTCAAAACGAATAAGAAATGAATAAAATGAAAATCAAGGTTTTAAGACTAAGCATAGACGGTAGGAGTTGTTACATCCGAATCCCTGTCGCAAGAAAAATTATGGGAACCGGGCCGCATGATTCCGAAATATTAATTAATGCCGGTATTTCTGAATCATTGATGGATATCGCGTACAACTTGGAGACTGGTGTATACTCATTAGATAGCGTTTTATCTCAAAAAAAAGGGTATTGCGGTGCCTTCTCCACAACCAGACTTCTCCAACTTCTTCCGGTTTCTTTTGAGCGTGACGGCGCGAAATTTGGGATAATGCTTTATCCCGGTAAGTCCGATGGTTCTGGACGTAGTAGTCTTGTGGGGGTAATTGTAAACATAGATAGTGGCGATTCAGTTGAAACGTTTCACGGACATCCAGTGTCGGTTCTCGTTAAATTGATAGAATTTGCTGCAAGACAATAATTTAACATAGATAAGAAAGGAGTGAAAAATGAAATATCCTAAAGTAAAGAAAAAGAAAAAATTTAAAAGAGATTGTCATAACTGCACTTTCTTTGCTGCATGCGCAGATAGATATCACAGGAATGCTGTGGATTGCAAAAGGTTTAGATTTTGTTCTATGTGTAAAAGTACATAACAGATTAAGAATGAAGGTAATTAAAAATTTGACAGTCAAGATGACTTATAGAGTTGGACTTTGCGATGTAGAAGTTCCAGATGATGTTTACGATTCTTTGGCAAAATGTTATGATGAGGGTGGAGATGTTCCAATGCCCGGTGAAAGTGACAAAGACTCTGTGGAAGCATCTGAATGGCTTTCTGATAATATCAGAGAAGCAGATGCAATGGATTGGGAATATGAGATTGAAGACTTTGAAGAATAATCCATAACTGATCAGAAAGGAATTAAAATACCATGAATGCCTTACAATTTAAAAAACTGAAAATCGGAGATCGAATATTAACCTATAATGGTGCGTGTACCACTGTGACTGACATTGACCGTATGGCAGGAAAGTTGACCTGTGGCAACGGACAATGGAGAGATTACCATCGTGTGCGTATGGCGGTTGAAACAGAACTGCTGGTTGAACATAAGAGAGTTCAGGATTACGTACCACCTGATACAGTCATTCTTTCTCGTGCCTTGTTGCTTAAATTGGGCTTCTCAAAAGTATGTATTCTTCGCGCTATAGAAAATTGCGGGCCGGATGGCTTTTTGGGAACCTTGCAGGATCTTTTTGTCAGAACGGAATTTATCTCTATCGAATATGTGCGGAATCTTGTTCCGGTAATGATAAGGGAAGGACTGATACAAAGAAAGGTTGTAAAACGTGGCTTGTTCAGGCTGACTATTAATAAATGATTAAATAATATACTCGTATTATGGGACAGGAAAGCAGACGGAAGTCTTTTGTTTTTTATACTGAATGGAAAGAGGTGTTAGTGGATTATCCACCGGAGGTCAGACTTGAAGTGTACGATGCGGTCATTGAATATGCCGAGTCGGGGACATTGTCGGAGCTGAGACCGTTGGCTAAAATGGCATTCTCCTTTATAAAAAAACAGATAGACTCTAATAAAGACAAATACGACGATATTATAGCAAAAAGAAGTGAGGCTGGCAAGAGAGGTATGGCCAGTCGGTATAATAAGGATGTAACAAAAGATAGCAAAAGTAACAAGTGTTATCACAAAGTAACAAATCTAACAAGTGATAACAAAAGTAACAAGGGCTATCAAAGCGTAACAAACCTAACTATAAATGATTATGAGAATGATAATGATGATGTTTTATTTCAAAAAGAAGAAGAAAAAGTTTTTGGTTCTTCCCCCTTGAAACCCTTGCAGGAATTGTTTGATGAGATGAAGCGGAACGATTCCTGGGCGGAAGGCCTCATCATGAACAAACATCATGAGGGATACAAGGCTTTCAATCAGGAAACATTATCGGACTTTCTGGAAGAATTTTTCCGGAAACTTCAGAATGAGAATTGTACAATGGTCAATCCGGGAGACGAATATAGGCATTTCTCCAATTGGCTGAATAAAAAGCTTGAATGTAAATCCGATGAAAGAACCAAAACAGATAAAAGAACTAATGCCCGGACCGGAGGACAGGACTACAATTACGGTCATGAAATCGATCCCCCACACATCATCAAACTGGGAGGACAGGGGAAAGTATAACTTCCGGATGGGAGACGTAAGGATGATGTTGTCCGATGAGGAAATAGAGAAGTTCTGGAAGCACAGGCTGATACTTTCCATGCGGAAAGTTACTCCTGATTTCATGGTGGACGGTTCAAATTGTCAATTGCTAAGCGAGATATACCAATGGGTATGGCATAAGTCAGATGTGCTGTCCGGAAAGAAAGGAATATTGCTCTATGGTCCGGTGGGAAGCGGGAAGACCACCATCTTGAAAGGACTGCAAGTCTATATGGCACTTATCAATAGACTGGTATACGGTTGTCGCCGTTCCGACATCTGTTTTGAGATGCGTTCGGCCACGGAGATAGCCTTACGTTATTCCTCCCAAGGTACGGAGGCGCTTGACAGATGGACAACAAAAGGCATGGCCGGACACCTGATAATTGACGAGATTGGGCGGGAGGAAAATGCAAAGCATTTCGGTACGTCGTGCAATGTCATACAGACCATCTTGCAGATGCGTTACGAACTTCGGCATGAGATGCTTACATTCGGTACGACAAACATCGACATGGAGGATTTGTCGCAGTTTCGCAACCTATACGGAGATTATGTGTTGGACCGTGTCAAGGAGATGTTCAATATTGTTCACCTTGGCGGCAACAGCCGTCGTAAATGGATATAAAATGGAAAAAGAACTAGAAAAACTACAAAGGCAGCTTGCTATGGCGATAAAGGAACGCCGTTACGCCAGAATGGCCGAGCTGCAACGAAAAATTGCGGCCTTGCAGAATGTTCGTGAACATGTGCCGTTGTCATTTCTTCTACCAAAATTTACACCACAGGAGAGGGATAAGGCGCTGGTGTTGATGCATCAGGTATTCGTATTCGCTGACATGCTTTATGGCGCGGCGCTGGAGTTCGAGGAATATCTTAAAGGATTTGATCGTTCCGTAACCCTTCCCGTAGTGGTCAGGGCGAAGAAGGCTGCGGCAGAGTGCCGGGACATAACCCGGTATGTAGACAGTTTCGGTGATGAGCGTATGAGCGCGTTATTCGGAGAAATGTGTGATGAAATAAGCCTCAACGCACAGAATGTTATTTATCGTTATGTCCGCAAGGAAACAAAAAAACAGGAACCATGAGAAAAAAGATGTTATTATGGGTGATAAGACTCATACGGCTCTTCCACAAGGAGGATCAGTTCATACCGCAGTTGCGCTCCGTGCCGGAAGGCAAGGTGCTGCCGAACAGGCTTTACCGTCATTTCGGACGTATACTTGTATCGCGCGCTAATCCGCAGAAAGTAGAGATGCGTTATTATTATGCGGAGATAGATCCGGCCATGTCCGTACGTCCGAAAGATGATGACTGGAAGGAATGTAGCGAGATACATTATAACGAGCTTATGACAAGAAAGGATGCGGTTACGAAATATGAGCAGACCGGAGCACCGTGCGAACATTGCGCATGTCAGATATATGGTCTTCCATGTCATTGTGCTTTTCCAAGGGGAGCCATGACAGGCTATTTCGAACTGTTGCATTGCAACAAACAGTATTCTAATAATCCAACCATTTAAATAAAAAAGACGACAATGAAAATTAATGTATTCAGGACACAGTGCAAGGAAGGTGCGCGTGTCTTTTTTGACGGGGATATCACCTGTACGGGGACAGTAAGGAAGATTTCAAAGGACGGGAGTCGGGCGCTTGTGTGCTTTGACAACGGGGATGTGTCCTGGAAAGAGTATTTCATGATTGATTTTATTGAGGACTAGCCATGGAGAACAAGAGAAAAAATATTCTGATCCATCCGGATCATATAGAGGATCTGGATAAGAAATACAAGCGGCTGGAGGAAAACAGAAAGGAGCCGGTAAGGACAGGTTATACATCTATATGCCGTCTTCGGAATACCAGACTGCACAGGGACATTCTTTTCAGACGGATGTTTGTCCGTGACAAAATGCCCACCGGAGCTTTTATAATATTTAAAGAACTGGGGAAGGACAGCGTCATGCTCCAGCCATGCAAGCCTGAATGGATGAACCGGACACATATCAATCATGTGGGAGGACGTTTCCTCGGATGTCTTCGCTTCTTTTCCAGCTATGCTGATTTGGATACGACACCGCCAAGCCAGATATTGTATGATCTGAAAATAGATCCGCTGGTAACCTCATACACTTTCCGACTTGACGAATGGAAAGTGCAGGACGAGCATGACGGTGAGACGGTAGCGTACAAACTGATACCGTTGTTTCCGCTATGAAACTGGCAAACATACCGTCAGATATTAAAAGAACAGCACGGGAACTTAAGATTCCCGTGCTTCAGCATCATATATATGTTAATGGCAGGCATAAGCATGTGACTATAAGTAAAAAATGTGTTCGGAAAGCCGGATTGACGGAAAAATACTCTGTACAGATCGTTGTGCTGGGGGAAGTGAGGGCATATATGATATTCTCTTATGATCCGTTGTGTGAGAACCGTCCCCATCTTCTTTTTCTTCCCTCATCTTGTGAGATTCATAGTCCGTATGTGACACGTGCTTTGCAAAGAATCGGGGGTGGGAATGAGATATGCAGGTTGCGCTTTCATGGGAAGCCGGTTTTTCTGAAAGGCAAGGACGGTACTGTCGTGACCGTTGTGTGGCGGATCTCGACATCTCCGGTAAGGGATATAGCCTCAACTGTTCAGAATATACAGAACAGGAACATGTAAGTTGTTATATTTGTGATGTTTATTATTCATTTTATAAAAAAGAAGTATTATGACGGAGAAACAAATATCTTTCTCGGGACTTAACCTGACACCTTATTCCGATATTTCTCCTGACGGGCAGCTTTCCGCATCTGTCGGGCTGGAGATTCATGACGGCAGTATCAGGCCTTCTGTTCTTGCCGGAGAGAAATATATCCTTCCACAAAGTCATAACTCCGCTAAACTGTTATATATACATTCCGCTACGTCATATTCACATTTTATTTTTCAAGACGGTCTGTCATTATATTGGGCTGATGTGAATAATAAGGGGGAATTGTCACTTACATTGCTGGATGAGTCTATACCTGCCAGTTCATTGTTGTCGGTAGGAAACACGCTTGTCGCCTTTGCTGAGGACGGGATGCATTATTTCTTATGGAAAAATGGAAACTACAAATATCTGGGGCAGAAACCTCCGGAACCACTTTTGGTGTTTTCCTTGCATTCAACTGTAAGAAGAAGCGGAGAATTTGAACTGTACAAGAAGGAACAGATGTGGATTAATGGGGATAAATGGCAGATAAAAGATGAATATGTACAGGGGATATCCACAAAAGTACATGCTGAGATAAACAAGTATATAGCAGAACAGCAAGAAGACGGATATTTCATTTTCCCTTTTTTTGTACGTTATGCATACCGCCTTTATGACGGTTCTGTCATCATGCAGTCCGCACCTGTGCTTATGTTGCCTAATGACTCCGGTGCACCGGTGGTAGTCAGTAAAATTGAGCGGCTGAGTCAGGTGATTTTTACCGGCATTGGTTATATATCCTCATTCTGCTCATGGCTTTCATACGCATGTGCCAACAATGACAAGGAGGCGATACAGGAGTGGGGGGATATTATAAAAGGAGTGGATATTTTTATATCCTCCCAATTCTATACATTTTATACGGACGGTGAAATAGACATGAGTCAGAGTCTGTTGAAAGATCTTCCCCAAGGCAAGAGCAACACATACGGATATATTATGGATGATTTGTCAGAGTACTCCTATCCACCAAGGCCTTTTAGCGAGGCTTATGATAGAAAGTTTGGAAACGAGGCTGCTGCTACATATGCATGGGGCATGGAAGTACGTAATGAGTTCAAGGAGGAAATATGTAACGCCTCCCTCTTTTATCATGTGAAGACTCTGGAACTGGACGAACTTTCCAGCGACATCCGCTATCTGTTTGGTGCGGAAGGGGACATGGATCATATTTTGAGCAATTTGGAACTTAGGGAGACATTGACAGATGATTATATGACACACGATATCATCATTCCTGACTTTTCCACGACATATAACAGCCGTCTGCATATTGCAAATGTGAAAAGAACTTTTTTCAAGGGATTCAATCCCATGTGTATATCACAATTCCTAGGTCGTGGGGATTCTTCGGTTTCAATATATACGTATATACATGGGAGCAACGGGGATGTTGTAGTCAAAAGTGATACGGAAGTTTTGGAACAGATACTTCCTGTATATCTGTTTTATCCTGATACAGATGCGTATAAAATGGTGATTGTGGTCGGTTCCATGGTGTTTGAGTATCCTTTGGCGGAACATCCGACTTTAAATGGGGCGTATTTTTGTAGCTTGTTAAAAAATACAAATGAATCGTCGGCATCCGTACCGTCCGTTACACCCTTGCAGTCTGAGGAACTGAGCAACAAGATGTTTGTTTCGGAAGTGGGAAACCCTTTTTATTTCCCATTGAATGGAGTTTATACAATAGGGAACGGTGACATTTATGCAATGTGTCCGGTTACTACAGCCATATCACAGGGACAGTTCGGACAATTCCCCATGCTACTGTTCTGTTCTGACGGAAATTATGCGATGAGCGTCAATTCTGAAGGGTTTTATTCAACCATTTCTCCGATACAGAGAGACGTATGCCTGAATTCCAGATCAATCACACAGATGGATTCGGAAGTGTTGTTCATTTCATCCAGAGGTGTTATGATCACAAATGGGGCTTCCATAGATTGTATATCACAGGCGTTGCAGGGAGTTTTCGAACCTGTGCCGGAAGAAATTGGAACAAATATGGAAATGATTGACAAACCTCCTATTGAACTGATCAAGACAGCCATGATAGCCTATGATTATGCGAACCAGCGGATTATTTTTATGCTGAAGGATATGGATACGTCTTTTGTGCTTTCTCTTCCTGAAAACAGATGGAACACGGCCGTGTTTGGACGTGTTAAATCTGTTGTCAATATATTTCCATATTCGTATGTGCATATTGAAGACAGGATTGTCCGGCTCACAGATATATATGATTATTCCTCCGAGGTGATAAATAAAGGGATTGTTGTTACAAGAGCGTTGAAACTGGATACTTTGCAGTTAAAACGGCTTATGGATATGTCGGTACAAGGCATCTTTTCAGGTAAGCAGAAAATGATACTGTTTGCTTCACAGGATGGAAAGAAATGGTATAAGATAGGGGAAACGCAGGCCAGACGTGTGGGAGCGATAAGAGGAAGGTATTTCAAATACTACCGCATTGCGTTGGAAACAGCACTGACAGCTAAAGAGAACATATCAGGAATACGGCTGATATATGATATCATGCCTGAAAAACGACTAAGATAACGACTTATGAAACAAAAAGGTAAAGTCTTGACAGTATTCCGTCTTGAGGGAGGAAGCGGACAGGAAGCGCAAAGAGAGGAAATCGGGAATAGCAGGAGAGGGGGCGTTGGCCTTCCGTCTTATTTACCGGGAGGAGGTAATGACAACCAGTCTATTTTTGACAAGTCACTGGCAGCTGAAAGTTATGTTGATGCAGTTGATATATGCTCATCAACATTCAATTACCTATATAATTCCGCTTTCTCAGATAAGACAGGATGGGAGTTTTTCAATCTTTCAGATGATGCTTTGGGGGCATATACGGATTTGTATGAGTACCGGAAGTTGCTGCATATTAGCAATGGGGGAGTATTACAGAAAAACAGCCTCATCAGGAAGCCGGAGAAACATAGGATATTTAATGAGAAGAAAGGAGAACTGACGGAAGAGAACATTTCTATAACTGTTGACTACACGGAAGAATATGATGCTTTGTTTCTTTCAGTGCGGTTCCTTTGTAAATCCTCAGGTGATCTTACAATAGGTTTTACGGATACACAGGGAGATTATGCGTTGAAGACGAAGCATATTGACCAATCGGAGGAATGGCAGGAATATGAACTTTCTGGGAAATGGGCCGGAATTGGTGATTTTTATTTGTCATTTACAGGATTGATAATCGTTGATATCTTGAGGTTGGCGGACAAAGCGTATGATGATCATCGTGAAGAGTTCAGGACATACCAGAGCCAGACCAAGCAGAATCTTGAGCTTATGGTGTCTGCTATAAACGAGTTGAAACGGATGAAATCAGAATATGACAAAAAATTTGAGGAAATATCAAAATCCTTGATCGAGATACGTGGTGAGATACCGGATGTAAGCGGCTTGGAAACCAGTTTGTCCGAACTGGAAAAACGTGTGTCCGCATTGGAAAAAGCCGGTTCCGGAGATGGCACATAGTCCGATCTTTCGGGACCGGCACCGTATCAACTCCAGTCCGTGGGTCTCCTGCCCATCAGTTTTATTCTTGAACGTAAGGCATCACGCAAACCCTCTATGTCACCGGTAAAGAAATTCGCGTATTCTTTCGCCTTTTCCGGAAGTTGGTTATTAAGGACAGCACTCATTACATAATCCACCATCATACGGTGTGCGCAACTTTTGATGGTTTCCGTCATGCTGATATTGAAACTTGCAGGCATGGAAAGCTTTAATTCATACATGCCGAAGTCACCAAAAAAGTAAGTCACCTCCGCTTTGCCGTCACTGCCTTCTATCTTTATCCTCTCGTTTGATGAAGGGATATACTCAAACTGCCCGGTACCGGTTACTTGACCAAGTACCTTGTCTGTTGATGTGCTTACCGTTACAGATACGTCTGTAATAACTCGGATGATGTAACTTTGTCCGGGTATAAGGCTGTAAGTTCCCAGTGATCCAGATGATATCGTTTCAGTACTTCGGTTCATTTCGTTGATTCTCTCAAGACGGTTGTCGTCTGTGTCCCGGCCTGTTATCAGATATTGCTGACAGACACGTTTCACCTCACCGAAAGCCTCCGTCATCGCTCTGGCCACAACCGGCTTTGTGGCCTCATCATCAGGTGTCATTACTTCTGATGCAGTTTCTTCTGTATCTTCGCTCTTTTGTAATGAGCGTCCTATCAGATTGCATTGCACCGCTACATCGTTTACTATCTGCTTTTTCAGCAGGCGTATCCAAATTTCTCTTTCTCTCATGGCTTGTATATTAAAGGATTATTATATCTGTCTCTTAATATAACATCTGGACCGGATGGATTTTCTGTTGTAAGCACATCCATGCCTGTGCAACCTATTCCTGTATAAAGGTTGTCTCTGTTGCGTTGTCCGTAGTCTGCATTTCCGGACTGGCTCTGTTGTAACTCATAGTCATTGTTATTGCGTTGTTCGTAGTCTGCATTTCCGGACTGGCTCTGTTGCAACTCATAGTCATTATTATTGCGCTGTTCGTAGTCGGCTTCTGGTACGATGAATTCTGATCGTTGGTTTAGGGCGGATACTATTTTTTTCAAGTATCCGGATGCACTGGTCCTGTATCCTTCACAAAGTTCTTTATCCGTTGTAGGCTCCAGCCATGCGGCTGCAAGATAATGTGAAGCATACAGTCTCATTGCCGTGCGTATCATGTCCGTGATACCTTCATCCATGCGTATGAAGTTTTTGAATTCAATGATAATTTCATTCCCGGAAGAGGTCATGTTTATATCATTACTGTCTTTAATCTTGCGCCGAAGCTCGCCTTCCGCTTCATTTACTGCGGCGGTAAGATAAAGATCCAGTACAGCTTCATTGTCTTCTGTTGCTGCTATATCTGGATAATTACCGCCGGCTTTTCCTGCCCGGGCTGTAAGCGCAATGACATATTTGAATATTTCCGGTTTGTTTATGGATGTTTTCATAAGTCTTAACTGTTGCAAAGTGCATATTCTTTGGTCATTTTCTTATAATTGTCAAATGCTTTTTCAAATTCTTTCTTCTCATCTATCTTCTGTGAGTTCCATGGAATGAAGGAAGCGATGGATTCGAGTGCGTATTTCCAGTTCCCCTTGAAGCAGATGGCACGGTCGTCTAAATATATGTCGGCTATGGGCTTTCCGGAATTGCTGCCTTTAGGCTGATCCGGGTTTTCGTTTATGTAATCATAAGTGATGTGATTGTCATTCAGGTATTTCTTTAATTTGGAACTGGCGGTGCGTGTTGTGAAAATGATGATTGTGAATCCTTTCTTTTTTAGGACTTCCATGGCACTTTGTACACCATCAATCGGGTCACCGAAGATGTCATTACCTTTAAATCCGTCGTATTGTGCTATGACTCCGTCAAAATCCACACATATTGTTTTCTTTTCCATATAAAAAACGATTAATAGTACAAATATAATCTCATCTGCCGTATCTGCTTTGATATAATGCTGACTGCATTATATACATTCGTCCAGTTCTTATTAAGCTATTTTTGTCGTAAAAGAATAATGAACATGCGCGATAACGAACAAATATCTGACTCCTTGCTTTACGGGCATCGAAAATTCGACGGACAGCGGCGGGCCGAGAGATGGCTGCATGTAGCCTATAATGCATATTGCCGTCTTGCTCCTTTCAGAAAGATGCGTGCCGAATGCAAATCGTATGCCTACGGAAAACAGTATGAGAGACAGATTGTTTACAACGGGCGGCATATAACGAAGGAGCAATATCTTAAGGAGAAGGGTATACCTGCATTGCAGACCAACATATTGGGTAAGATCAAACGGGTCGTACAAGGGCAGTTCAGAATGAACGATACCGCGCCGGTATGCAATGCTGTTGATCCGGGGGAGAAGGAATATGCGGACATTATGTCAGCCTTACTCCGGCAGAACATGAAGCTCAACAGGCGTTCAGAACTGGATGCGCGTACTTTTGAGGAATATCTTATATCCGGTTTGCCTATATATAAAATTTCATGGGCTTATCGTCGTGGAAAACTGGACGTGTTCACTGATTATGTGAATCCGAACTTTGTATTCTTTCCCGACAGTCTTGATTTCAATCTTGCAGACATACGGTTTTGTGGTCTCCTTCATGATCTTGACTTCTCCGAGGTGCTTGCTTTGTTCTCACATTCGGATTCTGATGATATAAAGTTGAAGGAGATATATAACCATTGCCTTGATAATGAATATATCGCCTCGCAGTTCAGCCGTGACACACGCACGTCACAGATTGAATCCACCGATTTCTACTATCCTTCAGAGTTCGGAAAATGCCGTGTTATTGAATTATGGACGAAGGAGAGGCGGAAGGCCTGGTTTTGTAACGATCCCTTGGAGAGTGAGCCTTATTTTGTTCCTTATGATCAGAAAGAGCGCATTAAGGAAATAAACCGTAGCCGTCTTGAACTTAATATAAAACGTAATCCTGATGGATCCCCCATGTTGGATACGGACGGAACTCCCGTAACATTCATGGATCCGGATAAATATGCGGCCGAGAATCTGATCACTTATGAACGGAGAATCGAGACGTATTGGTATTACCGTTATCTTTCCCCGGACGGATTTGTGTTGGAGGAAGGACAAAGTCCGTATTGGAATGGATCCGAATCTTTCCATCCGTTTGTGTTCAAACCATATCCCTACATTGACGGAGAATTTCATCCGTTCATATCTGAAATTATCCCGTCTCAGGAATATTTCAATTACTACATGGTAGCCCTTGATTTTTATATTCGTAATGCGGCCAAGGGTGTGTTGATGATAGATGAACAGTCCTTGTCTGACAACATGAGTATAGAGGATATAGCGGAGCAGTATGTGAAGAGTAATGGCGTAATATTATATACAAGCAAAAGATCTGGCAATGCCCCTGATACAAAGACCGCATCATCCATTCCGGGAGGCTTCGACTATATCATACAACTGTCACGTTCCATGGTGGAGGACGTGTCAGGAGTCCAAGCGGCACTACAAGGTAAATCGGGAAGTTCTGAGAGCGGTGTGCTTTATCAGGCAAAGGCCGCACAGGCCTCATCATCCATACTGGATCTTATAAATACATTCAATTCATTTCTTACTGAAGTGGCATATAAGGTAGTAAAGGTGATGCAGTGTTTCTATACAGGCCCGAAAGCGGTCAATGTTGCCGGTGAATCCATTCCCTATAATATGGATACAATGTATGATATTGACATTGATATCTCAATTAGCGAGGATAGCGACAGCCCGGTATACAGGGCGTTGACAAACCAGCTTTTAATGGTACAGGCTGAGAAGGGGCTTATACCGTTCAAGGCGGCATTGGAAGCCGGTAACTTCCCGAATTCCAGTAAGATTATAGCGGTACTGGAAAGATATGAGAAACAGTTACAGGAGCAGCAGGCGGCGCAACAGATGATGTCGTAAGTAGTGATTGGAAATTTTAATATTTCTTATTAATGATGGATTATACAACAATTAAACTGGTGGTTGTAAGTATTAAAAGTTAGTATAAATAATAAAGTAATGAGAGATGTAATCTACAATTTTATCAACGAGCACATGATGATACACATTGTGCTTATAGCCTTGTGTATTGCGGCTACAATGGGGGCGATGTTAGTAGACCTTATCACGGGAGTAATGAAAGCCAAGCAACGGGGGGAGGCAAGAACATCCACGGGGTATAAGAAAACAGCCGTCAAAGCAAAGAAGTATTTCACCCCGTTCATAGAATTGTGCTTCATAGACCTGTTATGCTGTGTTGTTATCCCCTTCCCTGTTTTTTCAATGATTTGGACGGGATACTGCATTTTCTGTGAGTTTAAATCAGTTCGTGAAAAATCGTGGGAAAAAGCGGAGTTGCGCAAGGCAGAAAAGACAATGAGTGTGATTATCGAGAACAAGGATGATATTGCCAAGATCATGGCTCAGATACTATTTGACAACGAAAATAAAAAGGAGGATAAGAAATGAAGTTTTTCACGATTGCGGAATTATGCCGTAGTAACACGGCCGACCGCTTGGGAATAAACAACAGATGCAGACAGGAGCATGTGACTGCTCTGACTGCCTTGGTGGATAATGTGCTTGATCCGTTACGAGAATGGTATGGCAAGCCTATAACAGTAAACAGTGGTTATCGCTGTCCTGAACTTAATGTGGCTGTCAAGGGAAGCAAGACCTCGCAGCACATGAAGGGGGAAGCTGCCGATATCGACACTGGGGACAGACAGCAAAACAAGCTGTTGTTTGAGTATATCCGGAAGTATCTTCCCTATGACCAACTCATTGATGAGTCTAACTTTGCTTGGGTACACGTCAGTTACCGGGCTGATGGGGATAACAGGAAACAAGTGCTAAGTTTATGAAACGGAGAATTTATATATGGATAACGATAGCGATAATGATTTTGCTTATCTTTTCATGTAAGACTAGATATGTTCCTGTAGAGATTAAGACAACGGAAACAGTGGAAGTACATGATACCACTATAACAGAGAGATTGGTACCATATAAAGATAGTATTGCAGTACGTGATACAACATCTTTCCTGTCCAATCCTTATGCATATAGCTGGGCTCGATATTCAGGTGGAATATTGCAACATTCGTTGGGAATATGGCCAAATTCGGTACTTATAGTAACTGTTCCTCATTATATGACGGTAACCAAGCGAATCGAAGTGCCTAAGATTGTAGAGGTAGAGAAGAAATTAAACTGGTGGCAAAAAACAAAAATAGAGATAGGTGGATGGTCTATGATAATGAATATATTGCTTGTGTCTATGATAATTGTCAGATGGTTAAGAAAGAAAGGAGGTGCCCGTAATTTATAGATTGTATTTTTTCAATTCTGTCTTTCGTTATAACAAAAACCTTCGGCGGTCCGGATTGTAAGAAAAGGACCGCACGCTCCTTATCAGGTAGAAGTCGCTAAGGAGAAACAATACGTCGGAACAAGAATTGTTTTGCGGTCCCAGACTGCTTAACAATTTTCCGACGTATTTTGTTTATCCAAACAGTGATTATATGAAAAGTGATGAAATATATAAGGATGTATTGCAGGTTGTCGCTTCAGTGACGGGAATATCTGAAACAGGTATTATACATAGCAATAAAGAGGAGTGTGCGAACGCCAGATATCTTCTTGTGCGTTATTTAGCCAAGATTTTCTCTGATACGGAGATAGCGTCATTGACTAACAGGACCAAACAGGCTGTCGGATCGATGCGGCGGAATGCTAAAAAACAAGGGGTATGGATTGTGGAAAACAATTGGAAAGAAATAGTAAATAAATTGGAAAATAAATATTTTATTTGCAAGTAACTTATTCCGTAATTTGCCTTTGCGGTCAATATTGACCGTGATATGTAAAATCATGATTATGGATAATGTAACAGGAATGAGCATTCAGGAATACGCCGCAATGCGTGAGTTGGAGTGCGAACACAAAAAGGGATGGGGCGCTACCGCCGCTATCTGGGTTATCGCTGCTGTGATTGTTATTGCCTTCTTCGTGTACAGTTGGCATAATAACTGTAATGAAAAAGTACAATTTGCAGTAGGGTTGGCTAATCTGACAGGACGGGTTAACTGTATGGAACCTGATGTTCGTTGGGCTGGGCAGCAGTTGTATGCTGCTAACGGTGCAATTTCCGCTACCGTTCAGGGAGTGGGCGACATGAAGGCCAATTTCGGTGAGCAGCTGTTCCAGTTGAACAAGGAAGTCTTCTACAATGACGGTTGTGGCTGTGGCCGTGGCAGAAACGGAGGTTGTGGCGGTTGTGGAAACCGTGAGTTCCGACAGACATCTACATATAACTTGGCCAGTACCAATGTTACGGTGGATGAAACTTGCCGCAATTGATTTCGTGAGGGTGGGGATTCCACCCTCATTTATTATTAATCGTAAAAAAGCTGGACTATGTTTAAATCAAGAATAGAAATTAGGGAGTTTGCGGTAAGACAGGCTGTTGAGTTGCTCGGCACTGGTAGTCCTCAAAAGGATATTGTCGCAAAAGCTAGAGATATTGAAGCCTATATAATAGGAGAGGCCGATTTGCCGGAAGTTTACAATGATACGGAAGCCATCAACGGTATTATAGGAAGTGCGATGCAGATGCTGCAAGGCATATCCTGTTCGGAAATTCCGGTAGAGGATAAACCTGCCAAAAAGAAATAAGAGATGGGGGTGTCCATGTTTCAGTCAAAGAAACCGCAGACAGAGTTGAAGTTTACGACACGTGCGGAAGCGTTCAGTTACATGCTTATGTATATGACTGAGGAAAAACATGCGGATCCGCTGGAGGCAGCGCAGAAAGCCAATGAATTTGCAGACATCTTCGCCAAGAACATGGGTATCCCTCTTAAAATAGAGCCGGAACCACAGGGTGTCGATAAATACCTGTCAATGGCTACCAAGATTGCTAATTATATAGAAGAACATCCTAAGGTGGTTGAATACGGCGTTCCGGCTTTGACATTCGTTGCCGGTCTGTTCACTGGGAAAAAAGTGGAGCAGGCCAATGATAACATGTATGGGCAGCGTCCGGTACCGCCTCAACCGCAGGAAGAAATAGATTTTGATAAAATACCTGATTGATTATGGCATTAAGGAAATTATATATTGTGGTGGATTGCGAGAACGACGAGCAGAAGGAAGCTGTTCAGACCGCATTCAACGAATTGTCTAATACGCGGGCTTTGACCAGCCGGACGGTTATCAGCATGTATCCGTTTTTCAAAAAACATCGTGATGATCTGTTTGAGCTGTTCAATATGGTCAAGACAGGCGGTGTCAAATCGTTGTTGTCTGTAAGAGGTGGAACATTGATTAATAACTTGAGAAAGGGTTGATTATGAGAGTGGAAGGCAAATGTATAGGTGATTGCAGCAAATGCCAGTTGCTGGCAAATGGTGAGGTGGATATGATTCCGTGCATTCTTGACCAGATTTTTATCCGGACAAGGAAAATCGAGAAAGAAAACGCTTTTATCAGGAGAAGTCTTGATTCCATGATGCAGGACAGAAATACAATCCAACTTGCCGGTTTGAGTGATAACGAAGATAAAACAGATTGATTATGAAGTATACATTCAAAGAAATGTTGGACGATGCGAAAAGGGCGGGTCTGACAAGTGACAAGGTCATGATGCGCAGTGCGGAAAGCATGAGCGAGCTTCTGTGCCTTGTGAAGGAAGAACATCCGGAACTGTACTGGAAATTTATGCGTGAGCAACATGGAATCATGTATGGTAATCATTACAATGAAGCTTTTGCGATGTTTGATGTCGGCATGATGAGGTACATTGATAGGGATGGAAAGAAATGTGAGGGTGCGCACTGGACGGCGGAACAGATAGAGGCAAGTACCCGGATGATGGGATTTCCGGCTGGAACTACGAAATGGGACAAGTATGTAGCGTTCAATGCCTTTTATTCCGATCTTTGCACAGTTTATAATGATGAACAGATCATTAAAGGTGCTCATAAGTTCTATTTTGAGGATCAGGACTGGGGGGACACAACAAAGATTTGGGATTATGTGTATTGCAAGAATGCAATGGTCTGATTCTTTGTAACAGACGGTTTGTGCTTATCAAAAACCGAACCGTCTGTTTTTGATAAGCACTATGATTCCAGTTTTTCCCGTATTTCCTTCAGAAGCCGGAAAGAGCCTGCCATCTTGTAATTCCCAAGATTCTGTTCTGCCTGCATTATAAGGCTTTCTACTGTCAGAGGGAGGTCGGGAGAAAATGAGGATTTGTTGATTTGCAATGTTTTAGGTAATTCTCTCGTATTAAACCATTCCACCATTTCCCTTAATTCTTCCTCTGAGTAAGCTTCATGTGTTTTTGCATTTTTCATAATGATCTTGTTTTTGATTTCCGCAAAGATACGAAATTGAAAGCAAATCACAATTATTCTGTATTACTTGTAGAAGATTCAGGAGTGTGTGAACGTATCAAGGATCTAGCTATTGCAAATTCAGATTCCGCACCGGTATTTTCATTTATTGAAATATGATAGAGACCGGCTGCATAATATGCCAATGCTCCTGCATATTTGTTATGAAAGTTGATTTCTCCGTTTTCTGAGATTGAAGGAGTTGGAATATACCTGAGACTGTATCCCCCCTGTTCTTTTACTGCATGGGCAATGATTGACCTCATGGTATCGTTGGTGATGAATGCTACCGGTATTGAGGGACCATTACCTACACCGGGAGCTGATGAATATTGTGCGCTGTATAGTGGCGAATTGTCCGGATATAACATAGTGACCGGATATCTCCACCCAGTCAGGTTCACACTGACAAGCCTGATATAGTCCGCAGGTATTTTTATGTAGGCAAAAAACAAACCGTCAGGACGTTTCTCAAATGAGATTGAGGATGAATCTGTCATTTCCGAAGCTTCGGCCATCACCCCTTCGTCATTCATCAGTGCGAGTAGCGCGAGTCTGATGAACTCTTTTAATGCCTCATCGGTCTCAATCGTGAAACTGTCTTCTTCTGTCGCACTCTCATTGATGATTGTGCGTAAAGTCTTTAGTATATCTTTGACAGGTATCATGAGGCTTAGTCTAATGGATAATTGGGAAATTGTATGCCGTGTTCTTTGCATAATGAGGACAGAGCCTCCTTATTTCCACATTGCGAGCGCGGTACTTTGAATCTGACCTCAAAAAAATCCTTCGCTTCAAGGAATGAGGTCACATTTTCAATATCCTCTTGTATGTTTCTGTCTTCTTGAATGCCTTTTTCTTTGGTCGGTTCTGCACTTTCGGATTCTTTTTCTTCCTGGTTGGAAGATGCCGGAGGAATATAGGTGCACATCCGTTTTCCAAGGATGCTATATCTCTGTTTTACCTCTGTTTTCTGTAATACGGAATTTACGTCATTTTCGTCATGTATTACATCTTCATCTTCTTCTATTGTTTCGGTAATGCGTCCTTCCCGATACCATTTGTGCGCCCTGATTTTCTCAGCCAGTTCTCTATCCGTTGTATGATAGGTTGATTTGCCACGGAAAAAAGCGGAGAAGTTGACGTACATCATCCGTCCGCAGTGAATGACTGCAAATGATAGTGAGGAGCTCGCAACGAATTTATAAAGTTTCTTCATACATTATTAATAATGATGAGGTGGATTTCTCCACCTCTGATGATGATTAAGGTTCTATTATACAGTCTGGGATTCAGGAACCGGAATCTCAACATATTCCGGAATGGACAGACGCGCGTGGGCATCTGGGAATCCAAGTGTCCAGCAGGAGAACTCCTGCATGACAACAGCGTCACTGTTACTTATGAACAGTTCTTTCAGATTGTATGTGCTGCGCTCCCAGTTCTGGAATACCCATTTGTCAAGATATTCAGGATCAAGAGAGAAACCTCTTCCGTTGAATCCCCAGGCGTTGAACAGGTCATGGCGGTAAAACAGAAGTTTTGTTCCCATGCTTTCGAATGACTGGAAGTCAAGTCTCCATTTGTTGTAGTCACGTTCCGGCTCGAAGATACGTGTGCGGTTGTTGGTCTTGATCTTGCATAATGCCGCATAGATGGTATTGTCAACAAATACAAGTTTTGTGCGGCTTCCGTTACCGGCACCTTCAATGATGCGTCCTACAAGGTCTACAAGCTCATCCTCCGAGATTACATATTGCTGCACATATTTTCCTTCTTCCACCACAGGATTTCCGGCAGAGTCAAGCACTTTTTCCCAATGTCCGATTTCAAGGTCTTTTCCGGCGCGGTACCAGATACCTTCACAAGTATATACATTGCCTTGTCCGTTCACTGCATGTTTGCTCTTGATTCCGAACAGTCCGGAGGCTTCCATACCGATACGCATGTCTTCCATTGCCATCCGTTCCACACGTGTGAATGACCATTCCACCTCGGTCTTACTCAACCGGTCATAGATAGTCTGCTCTACCTGCATGATAAAACGCTGGCAATATTGTTCGTCCGGTGATGGAAGCTGGTAATACCTTCCTGTAGACACATCCTTTTCAGCGGCCGCGCGCCCCATTCTTAGAAGGACGGTACCCTTTGCAAGGGTCGGAATAAGATAAGGATTCTTATTGTTTGATTGTTTTCCGTTTACGGCATAGACAAGCGGAAGGTTGGTCTCACTGTTGATTGCGTGCACGCGCAGCATCAATGGGTGTTCAGGATCCACTTCATCGGTACCGGATTTGTAACCGGAAACAAACGTTCCGTCAGCGTTCAGGACAAGAAGCGTATCCATTGCGCCCACAATGTTATTATCCTCCAGTTCTATCGCTTTCGGAGTCTCGGTAGTCATGGCTTCAAGCTGCTTGGCAAGGGTAGCCCGTAGCGGACGCTGTCCGACACTGTAGTACTTGATTACGATGCTGTCCGATTTGTTTGTCGCCCCATGGCGCAGAATCTGATCAATAGGCGTGCCGGTAAACTTCATCTCGACAATTGTCTTGTCGATCTGCTTCACGTACCATTCCGCGTCCATGATTTTCTCGTTCTTTGTTACGGAACTTTCCCCGCCTACTACCTTTCCGCCATCCCCTAGATCCTGGACTGAGCCTCCGTCCGAAACATCGGCGGCACATGCATAACCTCCCCCGGTCGCTCCGGCAAGGAACATGAGCAATACGGAAAAGAAAAATTTGAATGTTGATTTTAACTTTTTCATTGTTCTCGATTTGTTTTTAAATTTATAAATAAAAGTTGTGATATGAGCCTGAAAGCGATAGACGATTAAATACGTCTCTTCATGTCTTTATAACGTTGTAGGGTAGGATCCTCCACTTTTTCCTCACCTCCTCCGTTCCCGCCTCCTCCAAGGTCCGTCGGAGCTTTTTCCGCAAGATTCCTGTGTATAGCTCCCGGACGTGCGGTACGTCCCTGTTTACGTCCTTCCTCTCGGGCGGCTTCTATTTCCATGTCCATATTGAAGGCATGGATGATTCTTTTCCAGTCTTCCGCATCCAGTTCGTGCCGGATAATTTTATGAATGATACCGTCTGTATCCTGTGTTCCGTACAGCCATTCCAACATGGAAACTACATTCGCCTCATCAACATTGACCTGCCGCACAGCTTCTGTCAGTGCCTCATCTGTTTTGCGCAGCTTCTCTTCCGCATCTCTTTTTCTTTTTTCCTCATCGGCCGCCTCCTTTATCCGGGCAGCTTCTTTCTCTTTTGCTTTTTTGATGGCCTCTTCCGTTGTTGCAGCTTCCCTGATATCATCCCCGTAATTGGTTATCAGATATTCCACAAGAGAGAACGGTTCACCGTTCTCATCCATGCCGCTTGCCAGACCGGTCAGGATGCCGGCGGCTCTTGAGTCTTCTGCAAGAACTTTGTTGAGGTTCTCTCTCTGTGATTCACTATCGTCATAACGTTTGAAAGAGTCATCAAGGAATTCGCCGACAGCGAGGTCGTCCTCAAGGTCGAGGTCCGGATTTCTGGATGAAACAATATCTCTCCATGATTTTCTTTCTTTTTTTTCTTCCATGATATGTCATTGTTGTCTTATACTGACAAATTTAGTAGTATTAGTTCAAGCCGGATTGATATAATGCAATCTACTGGAAGTACATTCGCTATCATTTAAACAGGAGGTCACATGAAGCACAAGGGAAATATCAGCGAAATACAATTAATAAGGAACAAGGAGATTGTACGTACATTCATTGAATTGAAAAAGACGTGTACATTCTCTTACTACAAGGATATATGCAAGGAAATTGCGGGTATGAAGGCGAAGCAGCATTATGTCAGTGAGGACCGGGCTTACGTGATCTTATACAGATATCTGACTGAAGGTAATATACCTGATTGCAGTCTGTATAAATATGAAATGTATTCCAGCCTGATCCGCTGTTGCCTTGATATCATGAAAAAAAAATCGGAGGCAAATCTCCGTCTTATCGTAAGACTTGCGATAGAGAGACCTTCTGATTCATTTGGGATAAGTCCTGACCGTATACAGCATATTTTATGGAAAGCTGGGATGAAATAGGTATATCGCTATGAAAATGAGATATTCCATGGGGCTTTACTTGTGCATGACCGTGTTGTTGCCGTATCATGAATTCCTGTCAGGAAGTCACTGGCTTTATATGTTCGGACATGCCGGATGGCTTCATTATCTTTTGAACGGGATGGCATGGGCTTTTCTATGGAAGGTGATAACCCCTGCACGGACGCTGGTCGCATGGATGTTCGCTGTCGGAATATCATTTTTCATTCCTTCCGGCAGTCCTGTGATCGGATGGAGTGTCATTATCTACTATTATACGGGCTTGTGCCTGTCCTCCATGGATGGGGGAAGGCGTAACAGGCTGTTTGCCATAACCGCTCTCGGTTTCTTTCTGCCGCATATTGCGGGTGGATATCATGCGGCTATGCTGGCGGCCGGATGGATATTGCGTAAACTGGAGGTTGGATGGCAAAGAACATTAAAATAAACCATATAGAAACTCTTTTCTCAGCTGTTGTCATAAGGAATGCGGAGGAGATGATCCGCAGGAACCGTGAGCGGGAAGCGGAACTGTTCAAGTCCTACAACCCGTTGACAGGGGAGAACGCTCCCGGAAAACGGAAGAGGATATGTCTGGATGATTTTGTAAATTCATCTGTTTTCCTTCCTGTCGAGATGTTCTCCACCGGTTTTATCTATAAATTGAATCTTGCCGGAAGTATAGAGGAGTTCTGCTGGCAGACATACGGGGAATATAATGAGGACCTTCGTAATACTGTCATTCAGGAGTTTCTCCGTTACTGGGCCAAATACGACTTTTATTTCTATTGTTATGCGTATGCACGTATCAAAAACAAGGAAGGAGGGGAGGATGTGCCTTTTCTTCTACGTCCGGCGCAGGTAAAGCTGGCTGAGACATTTGAAAGAATGCGCCGTGCCGGCAAACCTATCCGTGTCATATTGCTGAAAGCCCGTCAGTGGGGAGGATCCACATGTACACAGATATACATGTCATGGATACAGATAATGCATGTGAAGAGTTGGAACAGCATTATTGTTGGACATCAGGGGGATAGCGCAGCTGAAGTGAAGGATATGTATGTCAAGCTCATAACCCAGCTTCCTGAATTCCTTTTTTATGAAGAGGGGATAGAGTTTGACGGCTCTCTTCCGAAGATCAAGGGAGGGGGAACTTCTAACATAAGTCTTATACCTTCCCGAAACTGCAAAATCAAGACGGCAACCGCGATGAATCCGGAGGGCGCCCGTGGTGGTGATTCGGCCATGGCGCATTGTACGGAGGTGGCGTTTTGGCCTCAGACGGAAAAGATGGATCCGCAAAAACAGGTGAAATCATCCTGTTCGGGAATCCTGTACAAACCGTATACGATGATTGTGTATGAAAGCACGCCGAACGGGCAGAATTTCTACAAGGATGAATGGGATCGTGCCAATGGAACGGATGATCATGGGGAGAGACTGTCCGCATTCGAGCCGTTGTTTGTCGCATGGTGGGAGATAGAGGAATACCGTCTCGATCCGGAAGATATGCTGGAATGGGCCTGTACCCTGATAGAAAGGCGTAACGATAAGTCCGGAAACTGGGACTATATGTACTGGCTGTGGACTATTGGAGCGACATTGCAAGGCATCTACTGGTACAGGCAGAAGATGAAGGAATATGCGGACATACAGGACATGCAGCAGGAGTATCCGTCCGATCCGGTGGAGGCATTCAAGTATTCCGGGCAGCTTGTATTTGACATTTACAAGGTAGAACAACTCAGAAGGTTCTGCCGTGAGCCGGTATTCCAGGGGGATATTTCCGGAAAATCCCCGAAAGGTGAACAGGCTGTCGAAGGGCTGAAACTGTTCAGGCGTAAAGGAGGGGAATTGAAAATATGGGAGATGCCAGACAAGACATGGAGGTTGGAAAACCGCTACTTTGTGTCAGTTGATATCGGGGGGAAATATAGGACGAGTGATTACTCTGTGATTACTGTGCTGGACCGCGCGGATATGATGGCCGATAGCGGAGTGCTCAATGAGGACGCTGGACCGCGTGTGGTGGCGGAATGGTACGGGCATACAGATCCGGACCTGCTTGCGATCAAATGTGCGCAGATTGCGTCATTCTATAACAATGCTCTGCTCATTGTCGAGAACAACACGGCTTACAGTAAGCTTAATGATGTAGACACAGACAACGTCAGCGAATTGTTCTTTCCCATTCTTATCCCTCTTTATGATAATGTATATGCGCATAATCGGAGCGAATTGGAAAAAAGGAGCCAGAAAGAAACCAGATGGGGGTTTAATACCAACCGTAATACAAAAGTGGCCATTATTAAGTATATGGAACAGTGTGTGCGTGACAAACTGTGGATAGAGCGTGAAACCGGAATGATAAAGGAATTGGGATGGTACATGAAATATCCGAACGGCAAATACGGCGCGCTTGCGGGGAAGCATGATGATCGGGTAATGAGCAGGGCAATAGGATTATACGTGAGCCGTTTTGAATGGGACAGATATCCGGTGAGGGTGTTGCCCACTATGGAAGAGAAAATGAATAACATGAAACGCCTCAACAGGTCGGCGACGGGTGCGGAGGCTATATTATATAAAAATTAGTAACATTATGGGAAAAATTAAGTTGTTTTTGAAGGCGGTAAAAAGCCTTGTGCAGAAACGCAGGATCGCAAGTCTGTGGAAGTCCAGCTTGTTATTGAAAAAGGCGATAGAAGAGGCTGAGGAAAAGAATAAACAGGACGGAAGGCGTTATTTTGTCATATGGGATCCTGCACAACAGAAGCTCATCTCTATCACTTATGATTATTATAAGGACAGGTGGGACAGTTATAAATATCTTCTTCATCGGGGAAGGTTCCGTATGCGAATGAACCGAGGGCAGTTGAAAGAGATGTGCTTTTATTACACGAAAAGCAAGAACGGCTTACCTTCCTGTCAGGACGAGGAAAGAAAGGAGAAAATGATAGAATGGCAGAATTATTATCATCGTCTACTGGTTAGTGACAGGATTCGTGTTATTTCTCGTTGCTGGAATTTAAAGTCATTATGGAAGAAGATAACTTTGCGCTCAAATAAAATAGCACATAGGTATTAGTTTAAGGTTTTAGGGACTCGGGCTTGTGAAAGTCTGAGTCCCTTTTATTATATACATTTCATTGTGAAGCTCTTGCTTATCTTTGAATAATAAAAAATATATTTATATGGAAAGATTTGATTCTTGCTTTCATCCTTATCATGCATGTGATCCTCATCCGAATGAATATCATGAAAATATTCATTATACGCCTGATCAGATTAATGCATTGCTGGGGCTTATTCCTTATAAGGCGGACAGAGCCGAAGTCCCTAAAATGGAAACGTTGAACGATGTCAATTATATAGGTCATGTGGCAACTTCTGAAGCGTTGCCGGACAAGATGGAACAACCGTCATGGGCACTTGTCGGCAGTGTGAAGAAAACAAAGCCGTACTTCTACTATGTTGAAGGATTTGTTCCTAAAGGATATCGGGCCGGATGGAATGATTTGAGCGGTGTTCTGGGAACTTATGATCTCACAGTCGATAAGGTGAGCATCTTCGATTATAATCTGCTGACTGAATATAATGTAAGCCGTAATCATACCCAAGATACCCGGATATTCTCACATGATTGGAAGGAACAGAGATATTTCAGTGCATTTCCTGATTATGTTGAAGGGAAGAAATACAGACCCTGTGATCGTGTCAACATGCCGGGGTACACAAAAACGTCATTTGTAGCACAACGAAGCACGTCCGAGGCCCCTTTTGTTGTAAAGAAGAGCAATGTGTTTACTTTTGAAGATGCCATAGCGCTTGTACCGGAGGAATACAGAATACCCGGCATGAAGGTCACGTTTGTTTCTGCTTACACCAATCAGGCTGAAACATGGTATTTTAAGGGAAATTCTGCTTCGCTTTGGAAAGACAAGAAAAGCTGGTGGAAGATTGATTTAGAGGCGGAGCGTAATGAGATTCATGCTGAAGAGGTATTCATTCAGAAGATGGAAGCACCGGAGATGGTGGCTGATAGGGCCATAGCGGATGAGAACGGCAACCGTATACCGGACACTTATCTTACACGCAAAGCTGTCAGACGTCACATTGAGGATACATTCAATGATATGTTCATTGATAATCCTCCTACCGTGATGGACGGGATGATAACGCCCGAGATGCTTAGTGAATCCACCAAACAGCTTATCGGTAACAAGAGCATAACCAATTTTGCGGATGATGAGGATATTACATCGGTTCACGGTCAACTGAAACTGGCTAATAAAAGGTATGATCCGAATAATTACTCAGGGAAGGGAAGATGTTATCTGCGCAAGAATCTTGTGGCAGGGCGAAATATTCTGACCCAGTCCATGATATGTTGGTCTGATACGATTTATGTCATACAGTATGATTATGATTTGGAGGGGAAAACTATCACTATTCCGTCAAAATGCACTTTAGATTTTCAAGGAGGGGGATTTAGTAATGGTACTGTCGTTGGCGACAATACCAAAATTGAAGCAGGACTGGAAAAGATATTTGGTGCTATAACAATAAATGGTAGCTGGGATGTGGCGGCAGCTTGTCCTGAGTGGTTTGGGGCACTTCCAGATGGAGTACATGATTGTACTGAATCTATACAGGATACCATTAATAATTTTGATATTGTTAAATTAAACAATGGAATTTATTTTATAGGTAATACGATTCAGGTAAGAAGTAATATTACTTTGTTTGGAGAAAAAGGTAAAACTATCATAAAATCTCCAACTACTAAGGAGTTTGATGTAAATGATTTACCAAATGCGAATACCCTTCCTTATATTTTTTACTCTGAAAAAGCTGTGAAAGTTCTATTTAGAGGGCTTTCTTTTATATTGGGGGATTACTATAATGGTATAGGTTTTAGGCAAAGTGTCAATGGGGATACGGATGAGTGGGACGCTAAAATATATGTAGAAAACTGCCATTTTGAGCATGGGTATAGAGCTGTAAGTATTGAAAGGACTTATAGAGAATGTAGAATAATAGATTCTATCTCATATTACGCATGCGGTGACTATGCTTTTTTTATGGAAGGAACTGATAATTCTATTCATAATAGTACGGTTGGGAGTTGTCAACAAGGAGGTATTTATTTATCTCAAAATTCAAGAATGTCTAATTGTAAAGTTTTTGTTGCCAATAAAGCCTGGAGATATAAATATGATGCTGTTACTCCTAGAAGTAAATACGCAGTTTATGTAAGTGGCAGTTATTGCAATGTAACAGGCTTGGATATTCAACAAAATTGTGCAAATGGTATTTATGTGGGAGGACATGATAATTATATTCAAGCTGTTCTGAATGCTAATGGGTATCAAAGAGATAAACAATCCTCAATATTATGTGCTAATGCCGTTTTGAAGTGTAGTAATAGTATATTAATATTTACTTCAACCACAGGCTTTTTAAATAGTTATGTATCTCATTATCTATATTCTGTAGGAAGCCCAGCTTATGCTGTTAAAGGTAATTATATAAATATAAATACGCATGATGAACCAGGAGAAGATACTCCTTATGTGTTAAGCAATTTTTCAGCTTTTAATAATATAATATTTAATGGAGCGAATATAACTAAATGCCATAATCTTCCTGAGGATTTTGTTAAAAACAACATTCATTCAGAAAATGTATCTAGGGGAGAAAGAATGTATGTTACAGTTGGTGCTGGTAAAGCGGTTTCTTTTGATTTGGATGTTACAACTTTTATCACACAATATACTGTTATACATCAGTATTTAACTTTTATAGTTAATCCGTCATTAGCAGTCGTAGATACGCCCTTGTATGAAGTTGGAAGATATAAATTAATAGTAAATGTTGACAACATAGATTATACTCTGAAAACCGATATGTTCCAAAACGGGTTAGTATCAATAGAATCTATTAAATATTTATACGATATAATACCGGATCCGAAGGATTCACAGTGTAAATTAAGATGGGAATTAGCAAATACAAGTAAATCCGCTATAAACTTGGCAATTGATTACCCTATAATTGAAATATATAAAAATAATACAGGTTATGGAAGCAGTTATGAAACTAATATTATTCCGACGGATTTGAGTAAAGATTTTTGTAAGGATAAGAAGGGAATTTATGGGAAAGTTGCAGATAATACTTATGATATTAATTTGGGGATTATAAGGTTTAATAATGCAATTTCTGATTCTCCGGAATCTTATGAATACATTAAGATAACTAAAGTTCCGACAAGCGGTTTTCGTTTTTTATATTCGACATATAGGATATTAACCGAATATTCTTTGCTATATGTAGATAATAAATTGTATATACTATCTGATAGATACGATACTGGCAATGATTCTTTTTTAAATATAAGATGGATATTTGACCCTGTTTCTTATACATTAGACATTTGGATTAAAGTTTCTTCAAAATATGGCAAATTGATAGTGAGAGATACCAAATGGGCTACTCTTAACACTTATGAGTGGTTCCCTAAAAATACAGATCCATATCCGGTAGAGGCTGTTGATGCTGAATTTATTACCTCGGATATACTTACTTTGCCTGATACTTTAATTGGGATAAAAACCTATGATACGTTTGGAAATATATTAACTTGGTCTAAGTCTGATTGGTTAAATCCTGACGGAACTTTAGTGACAAAGGTTGTTTTCGCAAGTAAATTAAATGATTTTATTAAAAGTAATACTATATATAATATTATCAGATATATAGATTTGGAAGGAAAAACTCTTACTGTTCCTGATAATAGCGTGCTTAATTTTATTGGAGGTACTATTGGAAATGGAACTATAATTGGAAATAAAACTAAAGTCATAAATCTAAATGTTGATAGAATTGTTTTATCAGGGACTTGGTTTGATTCAGGAATTACTTCTAATAGACCTACTAATGTTTTAGTAGGATTTCAATATTTTGATAGTACATTGTCGAAACCTATATATTATAAAGGTAATAATGAGTGGGTTGACGCTACTGGGGCGACAGTATAATAACGATAATTAAAATAAAAGCCATGTTACAAGGATATCAAATAAGAATGCTAGAAGAGTATAAGCAACTTAATGACCGGGTGGAAAAGTTGGAGAAATTCATCAATGAATCTCCAGTGTTTTCTAAAATGGAAGTGCATAAACAAATACTTCAGCGTTGGCAACTGTCGGCAATGAAATCATATCGTGATGCCTTAAAGAGAAGATGTCTGGCAGAAGGATTTTCTCCGTTGACTGGGGATGGTCTGGAATAAATGTTAATTCTATAACTTTTTTAAAAAACATCATGGAAGATAACAACATACAAGATTCTTGCTGCAACAGCAAGTATGCAAGTATCAGGCAGATGGACAAGCTTGATGAAATGTTGGGAAGAAGATTCCCTTTCTATCCTCGTACAGTGATACAGGCGGTACATGACGGAAGAACCGGCGCGTCGTTGGAAGCGATACTGGCACAGTATAACAATATTTATGTGCAGTATCAGGGTACAGCGGGACGTACGAGAAATATTGTTCCGAAAGAAATGAGGCGTAAGGGGATCATCATATCATACGTGGATATGCAGGGGAATGCCATAACCGAGAAATGTGTGAATGATGCACAGAGGGACAACTTTCACTGGGGGCTTGATGTCAACTGGGTACGTGTGGACGAACTAACACTCTCTGGAGATATTTCCGTATCGGTAAAAGGCACATGGGTGATTAACGGTGAGGATACCGGCATAGCTGCTTTGGGGCCCAAAGGGGATAACGGACTTACCCCGTGGCTCAAAACGATAGATAACAAGCTTCACTTCTCCTATGATAACGAGACATGGGAGGTGTGCTCGGATTACATTGCAGCTTATTTCCGTTTTCAGGATAACAAATTCCAGATATCGCGGGATAACAAAACATGGTCAGATCTTAGCGGAGAAGTTACAAACAGTTTGTCTATTAAAGCCTATGTAACAGATAAATCACAATATCCTAATCCTAAGCAGGGTGATATGATTATGGTGGGACCTACCTATGCGGACGATGATGCCGAACATACCAAGCCCATCTACCACCTGAATATTTATAATGCCGGCGGATGGGTGGATCACGGTCCGTTCCAGTCCATCAATGCCGGTGTGGTGCAGGAACTGGGGGATAGCGAAACAGAGGTTGTTAGTCAAAAAACTATATCATTTAATATACCTTATGATATTTCACTGTATCATACTAATATAGATGGAACAAATAAGTTTACATTAAGTGATGCAATATATAATATTCCAACAAGTATTAGGAGGCATGGTTCTGAAATTAGGTTTATTTCTAAATCAACTGATAGGTATGAAACTTGGAAATTTATTGCAAATAATGAAATAACAAATTCGGAATGGAATAAAGCAGGGAATTGGGTCAAGATTACAACTGATTTTGACATTTCTGTAACAGGAAATTTGAATGCTATTAATTCTCATGTACTTACTATTAGTGATTTAGAAAGATATTATTGGGAAAATGTGGATGGTAAAGCTGTTTTTTCCAGGTCAAATCCTAATATTCCTTTATATTCTTCAATAATAAAGTGTAAAACAGGTGATAAGTTCTATTTGCAGAATAATGGGGAGGGTAATGCAAAAAACTGGTTTAAAACATCTACTGATTTGAATATATTAGAAGAATCTGAAGCTGTAAAAGATTCATTTATTATAGAAATGGAAGAAGATGGTTATTTGATAGTAAATCATAATCAAAATAATGTTAATACATTATTCTTTTTGCTCAAAATAAAAAATACAGAAAATCTTTTTGTAGAAAAAGGTGTAGAATTGCAGACTATACTAACCTCTAATTGTTTTTTGAAAGATTATTACTTTATTCTTGAAAATGGTAAGACCTTATTTTGTAGACATAATATTCCGGGAGAAATTTCTACTATACTGTTTGAAGCCAAGAAAGACACAGCTATATATTCTAAATCCTGTGGCTTTTCCAGAGGTATTCCATTGATAGTATTAGACAGAGATAGAAATGTGATTTATTCAGAGCCTAATGATGATAATAGAAGAGCAACGTATTATAAGATGCCTGAAGATGGGTATATCATAGTGAATAATGCTGATGGCACAATTCCTGATAAATATATTAGAGTGCTTGATGATAAGCCATTTTATACTATAGATGATTTTAATAAGGGATATTGGGAGGTCAATCCAACCGTTGGTTTTATAAACACGTGGAGTAATCCAAATTTGAATATTCTCAATACTTGCATTCCGTGTAAGAAAGGAGATAAATTTAGAATCAGTACTTATGGATGGCAGGCTGCAAGACCTTATTATATAACAGATAATTCTAAAAATGTATTAGAAACAGGTCCAATGGTGTCATCTCTGTTTCAATCAGAGATTGAAATTACTCAAGATAATGCAACATTTCTTGTAGTAAATTATAGAGAATTTCCTAATGCCGGGAAGGTTTTTGTGGAAAGGTTAGATACAGTTTATACAAACAGAAATGTTAAGTATATCACTTGTTTGGGTGACTCATTAACAGTAGGATACCAAAGTGGAGTAACAACTTCATATCCTGAGGTTCTTAATTCTGCTTTAGGAAACAATTGGAAAATTATAAATGGAGGGTATGATGCTGATTCTATAGAGATGATACTTGGAAGACAAGGTTCTAACGTATTATTAAATAAAAATCAAATAGTACTTCCTGCAGATGGTTCTGGTGTTCAGATAGGAACACTGGGTGATAGTGGTATAATATCTGCTCTTACTCCTAACAATTCTCTTCCATTACAGAGATGGGCCTTTAAAGATATTACTAGGGGCTTAATAACTCCTGTAATGGTTAACAATGTTCCATGTAATCTCTTATTTACTGGTAAATCATATAATGATAATAATGGTAGATATATGATGAGTCTTGTGACGCCTCAAAGTACTCCTGTTACTATACCAGCTAATAGTGTAGTATCAACAGCTTTGAGAACTGGCGTTGATAGTGATGTTCTTGTTATATGGATGGGAACTAATGGACTTACTGTTGGAGGTAGCTTCACTCCAGAGCAACTGGTAGATTACCATAATATGGCTATAAATTATGCTGCTACTAAAAAAAATATAATTATAGGGCTGCATACAGGAGATTTAAATAGCAGAAAAACGCAAGAAGAAGCCATGCAAAAAGCATTTGGACTTAGATATATTAATCTAAGAAAATATATGGTGGAACAAGGGTTGGTAGATGCTGGGTTGGAGCCTACTCAAGAAGACACTGAATTTATAAACCAAGGTAAATGTCCTCCTCAATTACTAATGGATGGAACTCATTTTACTACTATAGGGTACACTTTAGTAGGTAAACTTGTTTATCAGAGAGGAGTATCCTTGGGATATTGGTAATTGTTTTTAATACTATTTTTCCCCTTCAAAAAAGGGAGGCCCCTCCACCCTCCCTAATTACCTACCTCATATTGTCACCCTAAAAATCGTTAGTAACATTGTTCGAACCACTATGCTATTTCTTCCTGATGCTCGCGCACAAACTATAATGCCTTTCGGGTTATATATTTGATTGCAGGATTTATCCACCACTTGTTTTTAGAGTAAAAAGTCGCTGCTCTTTTCTTTAAAGACCTACAGATAGTATCGCAGCGATAGAAATACTACTGTAGTCTCTTTATAAGTCTTGCCATTGGCATTCTTTTTTAAAGAGTTATAGTCATAAGTTTAACGTCATTGACATATATGGACGATAAAGAAAGCATTGATAATGCAAATATAGCGAAAAGCTAGTTTCATTATTCCATGAAAATGAAACTTTTTATATCGTTTTTTATTTAACAATTCGAATCGGTACAATTCCATCGGTCCAAACAATATCATTTCCGTTCCATTTGAAGTGGATGGACTTTTTTCCTGATAGTTGATTTGCGGAAAAATAATATTCTTTTCTGAAATTGCAGTCATTTTCGTGAGTAACTGTTAGGTGAAGACTGTCTTTTTCTTGTCGTCTTTCAATATCGACTTTATAGGTGGATTTATCTTTTCTTGAAGAAGGGCGTATTACCCGTGTCCTTTCGATTGTTCCCATATTATATAAATTAATAGCCATATTTTATATAAGACATGCAAGATTTGGCATTGTCAAGTTCCGATTCCCAAAATATTCTATCAAACCCTAAAAATAAAGATGATTCTGCGGATTCTATAGCGTTTCTAGCCTGTGAGGCATATTTAATATCGTTTTCAATCCTTTCCTGTAGTTCTTCTATTTGTAGGGACATGTTCAGAATCGTAGAGTTCAGGTCAGTATTCTTGTTTTTTAGTCTGTCCACTTCTTCTCTAAGGTTGTAATTCTCCATTTCTAAATCTTCATATTTGCTTTTGCTGACACACGAACCTAAGAATAGGATTATGAATGTAAGTAATATTGATTGCTTCATAGTGTTAAAATTTAAAGATGAGACAAATATAGCGATTTGTTCATGAATGTAAAATATTTGCATGGAATTTTGTATCTTTGCATCGCACATAGCGATGTGCATCAGGATTTGGACGGTTCCGATATAGTTTCGGACCGTCTTTTTTTTGTTTTCACACTGGTTGGTCTTGTGTATGTTTATCCAATATGTGACAAGGGCGGCTGTCTTTCCCAGATTGCCGCCCTTCCTGTTCAATAATGATTAGTAATCAGGTATAACAAAGGTATACAAAGATATAAAACAATCTTATTAAAAACAATCGGTAATGTAAAATCTTGAGATTTACATTGTAAATTACAATTATATGCGTATTTTTGTGCAAAAAATATAAAGTATATGAAAAAGTTGGTTATAGCTTCATTGTTTCGGTTTCCTTTTTTGCGACAAATGCTGTGGGATGGATAGATGTTTAAGATACATGAAAACTATGAGTCTTTTTCTTGTTTTCTATGGGATGAAATATTACTTCCCTAGCTGGATATATGTTTGTTATACCATATATAAAGAATCTGAATAATGTGATTGGTTTGATTAGCCTCTCCCGAGCTATTGAAAAGTTGAATTAAATAAATTACTGTTATGCTACAAAGATTAGAAGTTATTGATTTTTTGCGAGGATTCTCTATTTTTACCATTGTGTTAATGCATTTGTTGCAAAGTTTTCCGATAAGTCCGTTCTTAATGGCTGCTTCATCTTTTGGTGGGGCAGGAGTACATGTATTCATCTTATGTAGTGGATTTGGACTTTATTTATCATATTTAAACAGACCGCTTACTTATATTCAATTTTTGAAACGACGTTTTTTGAAAGTTTATTTGCCGTACATAATAATTATATTGATAAGTGCTCTGATTCCTTTTTATAATACCTCATCGGATAAACTTCTCCAAGTACTTAGTCATGTATTCCTTTTTAAAATGTTTTTCAATGATTTGGAAAGTTCTTTTGGATTGCAGATGTGGTTTGTTTCAACAATAATTCAGTTTTATTTGTTATGGCCTTTGTTGTTGAAACTATTTAATAAATCTACGGGGGTGATTTATGCTTTGCTGATAAGTCTGTTATGGACTACTATTGTAGCGATGCTTGGGAAAAGCGATGTGCGTGTATGGAATAGTTTCTTTTTACAATATCTTTGGGAATTTGTTTTAGGTATGTATTTAGCTAAATGCTATAAACTTAATGCTAAAATAGTCAATTCGTTGAATTTTAATATATTAGTACCTGTCTGTATAATATGTGTTGCTCTTACAGGATTTGCTGGAATAAAAGGAGGCATTTGGAAATTATATAATGATATTCCTTCTATGATTGGATATTTGTTTGCGTTGTTGATTATATATAAATTACATATAAAACCTATTAATGGCTTATTTATGTTTACTAATAAGATTTCTTATGAATGGTACTTGGTGCATATACTGGTCTTTAGTTGTACTTTTTATTATTTGTATAAGTTGGAAACTTTTAGTATGGTAGTAATAGCTGTCATTTCATTTATTCTTTCGTATGTTGTGGCTTGTTTATATCATTGGATTCTTGGGAAGATGAAGGTATGTTGAAATAATAAGATTCATTATAAACAATAAGATCTTGGTGAAATGAAGAGACGAATATTTACTGCTTCGCATAAAAAGTATGCAGAATGGAATATAAAATAATAAGGATGTAATTTATGGAAGGTTTATTGATTGTGCTTGGTGGTTCTGGAATGTTAGCCTTTTTCTTTGCTATATGGTTAAATACCCAGAAAGGCAAGAAATGGCTCTCAAATCTATAGTGTACTTTTCATTGGACATATGATGGTATTATGGATGCATTGACAACGTTTTTTAATAACCAGCGTTATAGGCTCCGCATTGGTTGTTTGGTTACATACCAAGTCTAGCAAGAAATGGCTTGCAAACTTATAATAGGTGTATATGGGGCATCTATAATCCGCAAAATTAGATATCTACTCATAATATTACGAAAGAATTTTGATTTACATTTTGAATCGAAATATAATTTAGAAACATATCTAAATTACTATCTAATTGTTAGTCTTATTTTTAGATTAAAAATTAAATATCTATTTTTGCAAAAAAACAAATGGTTTTTGATGAATTTTTAAAACTGAAGGTGAACTTTTAGGGTTCTGTTATTGTTATGATTAATCTAAAGACTAAAGCTGATGAGAATTACGATGCTTTTGTATTATTGAAGGATAATGGCAAACTTAATTCTTCAATACATTGTGCTTATTATTCAGCTTTTTTATTATCTATATATTCATTATGTGTGAGATTTGGATATCTTTATGAAGATATACAGAATAATTCAAGAGGAAAAGATAGTCATGCTTATATCAGGAATGAGCTGGGAAATAAGATACATCAAGCGAAACCATTAGATTGTGTTGAGTTTCACACTTGCCTTGGTAAATTAAAAAAGGAACGGAAAAAAGCTGATTATTCGAAAAATCTGGTTACAAATAAAGATGTAGTAAATATACAAGATACTATAGATAAATTCAGAGATTTGATAATTACAAAATATATTTGATTATGGATGCAGTAAAAGATTTTATCATTGAACGATTAAAGAAACTTAGTAATATGTTCAAGGGCATTTCTATCAAATATGCGTTTGACAGTATAACTGAATTTCATATAATTGAGATATCACCCAAAAATATTAGAAGAAGAGATGATGAATACATAAGGTGGGAGTCTGATATGTGGAATGATTTCTTTGCCATGTTCCCAGATGAGGATTTGCTTATTTCGGAGCCTTGCGAGTCTAATGATATGCATAATGTGTTATTTGACAATATTCCGATTGTGGATAGTGGCAATTTGCTTTATTGTATAGATTTAGATTTTGGTGAGATGGATTCTTTTTTAAATATTGACACTATAGATTTGTTAGCAGCGTGATTATGGCAGAAAAAGTAGCAAGTTTCCGTTTAAAGGAATATAAGATAAATAAGGCTAGTATAGAATTTGATCCTGATAAACCTCTGTCTAAAATGTCAATAGAGATCGAGAGAAAAGGTGATATAGAGGAAAATAATATTTATAGGATAAATATGTATATTGGTGTTTCTGATGAAACGAACAATTTCAAAATCAGTGCAAACATGGTAGCTTTGTTTGAATTTGATTCTGAAATATCTGAAGAGAATAAAACTAGTTTTGTAAATTCGAATGCGCCAGCCATTTTGTTCCCCTACTTTAGGGCATATATATCTACATTGACATCTCTTTCTGGAATGCAACCTGTTATCTTGCCGACAATAAATTTTGCTAGAATGCTGGAACAGCAGGAGAAATAAGATAACATTAAAGGGTTATCATTATTGGTAACCCTTTAATGTTATCGTTTTATTGTCTATACACCTTTTCAACTTCTTTTTTCACTTTTTTAGTGATAGTCTGTTTCTTGTATTTTTTTTCCATATCTGGGTATTCCGGATGTTCTTCCAACCATTCTTTTTTATCTTCGGCTTCGTCATGTTTTCTTTTGAGTTTTAGGAACTCTTTTTCATTTTTCAAAGTTTCCTTCTCTTTTTCATTGAGGTTGTTGATGATGTATTTCTTTTTTATTTCAGAGTCTTTCCTTTTAGATGTTCCGTCTGAATAGGGCAGTTTCTTTCTGTAGTCATTAAACAGTTTTCCAGCCTCATACATCTTGTTCAGATATTCATAAGGTCCCATATCCTTGTATAGTTTCTCGGCCATTTCCTTTCGTTGGGATTTGGGAAGGTTGATTAGGAACATAAAATCTACAAGGTCGGGGCGTCCTTCCCTTATGGCGGATTCGGCTCCCAGATAAATGTTTTCCAGTGTCTCTACATTTAATCCGGCAAATTTCCCTAATTTGGCGGCCAGCTCCCTTTGTACATTCAGGTTGAATCCGTCTTTTACCGCCTCGCTTATCAGATTTGACATCTCTGTAATGAATGAGAGAGGATCATATTTGTTCCCTTGTGATATGGCGTTGACAAACTGTCCAATGGAAGTTCCTCCCAAGGAACTTAAAGCAGCAGATAAAAATATGCTTTTCAATTGTTCATCAGTGAACCATAAATCCTCATCCCCGTCCCCGTATCCGAATATGGCGTAGATATTGGATATGAGTGGTGCTGTGATTCCTGCAATACCATATCCTCCTGCCGCCCACAAGCCTCCCATTACAAATAGTCCGAAGGTGGCTTTCCTCAGCCCGGTAAGATAGCTGCCCATCATTGTTCTTTGGGCTTCGTCTTTATTCATTCCGGATTCAATGTTCAGATTGTATATCCTTTTTGCTCGTGCCATTTCAAGAAGCCCCTCAATACCCATCCGCTGGTATCCTATGTTGCTGCTTTGGTAAGTGGTCAGCGCCTTGTAGAACACATTGCCGCTTGCCTGCATGGGGGACATCATTTCCGGGCTGGAACTCTGCTGGCTTTCATTGAATGCTATTTCAGCGTTGTATTTGGCTAAATTGGCGGCTTCCTCATTGCCCAGACCTCTTTTTTGCGCACGTTTATATTCAAAATTGTAAACGGCTCTCGCTCCGGCCGCACATGTCAGCGCATCAATAAGCTTGTTGGGATACATGCCTGCATTGGTAAGTTTCTCCAGCTTGTTTTTGAATGCATTTTCATCCTTTAATGCTTCGATCCCCATATTTCCCGTATCAACCCGTTCTTCAAAAGAAGGAAGATACTCCTTCGCCCATTTCATGTTTCCTGCCGGGGTGAATATGTATTTGAACAAATCAGCCTGATACCCCGGATTTCCGCTGTATGCGGAAAATGCCGGATAGGAGAGCACCTGCTTCATTGCGGTGTTGAGTCTGAATGCGATATTGGAACCTGCCCAATACCTTAGTATCTTGTTTAGTCCGTTGTTGAGCGAGTCTTGTTTCTGCTTGTCGTTGAAACTCCGTACGGCCACCTCCGCCGCTCTCATGAAGATATCAAACATTCCTTTATGGTTCGCCTCCATATAGTTCTTGAAAGCCTTGCTTCCCCGCAGGAAATTAAGATCCTGGCGCAGCTCAGCCGTTGCCGCCCAAGTTTCCATATCTCTTCCGTATTTTAGCATCAGATCAAAAGCGTTTCTGCTAGTGTCCACCTTCAGGGTATTTATCGTACGGTTGATTATGTTTCCGGTTATTGTGCTTGGCATACCGATGATTGTTTCTCCCAGCTCCCCCTTTTCACAG